ACACCACGAGAAATCATTGAAGCATTAGGTGAATTTGACCTTGATCCATGTGCTCCCATGCACCCTCTTTGGCCTACTGCAAAAATCATGTACAACAAGCAGGACAATGGTCTTATACAAAATTGGGGGGGGGGCGAATTTGGCTTAATCCCCCTTATTCCCGTCCGCTTATTGAACAGTTTGTTAAGCGTTTGGCAGAGCATGGCAACGGAATTGCATTGCTCTTCAATCGTTGTGACTCAAAGATGTTTCAAGATGTCATCTTTAAGAAAGCCACGGCAATGAAGTTTCTACGTAACCGGATTCGTTTCTTTCGCCCTGATGGAACACGTGGGGACAGCCCCGGTTGTGGAAGTGTTCTTATTGCATTTGGCCGGGAAAATGCCGAAATTTTAAGGAATTGCTCTTTACAAGGCAAATATGTTGAACTTAACAATGATAAATGATGAAAATCTTATATTTACTCATGCTCATTGCCGGTCTTTTATGGATCGGTGATTTCTCCATCACCTTAAAGCCCTTTTCTGTATCTTTACCATGCTGGTATAAAACCGTTGGCATACTTCTATTTTGGCTGTCAATGACTATATATGTTTTAGGCGAGCATACTAAAGGCTATAAAGAAGGATTTGATACTGGAGTTAAAAAGTGCATTGAGATACTTGATAGAAATTGCCACTCTAAAGAAATAAATAATGATGAAACGGTACAGAATCAATAAAACTACTACATTCGTAGAAGATAATCACAGCGGAAATAAAGAGAAATACCTCATTCCTGATTACAAAGTGCAAGTCAAATTTGCGTGGATTTGGATAACAGTTAAGTCCTTCCATGATGAAGATGAAGAATACGCAAAAAATTGTGCGAATGAACTTCTTGAAAAACTTAACGAAAAGATTTGATTATGATTGAATTACAAGGGAAATTCGGCAAAGATTGTAAAATATTTGCCAATACAATAGAAAATGAAGCTATCGGAACGATACAAAACATTTTGAATAATCCGGTTACGACTGGTGTTCCAGTTCGTGTTATGCCTGATACCCATCAAGGAGTAGATATAGTGATTGGATTCACTATGCCGGTTACAGATCGTGTCAATCCCAATCATATCGGAGTGGATATTGGTTGTGGAATGTTATGTGTAGAAATTGAAAACGCAATAACAAAAGATTCTTTTCCGGACATTAATCATGCAATCCGTTCCACCATACCTATGGGATTTGAGATTAACCAACAATCCTTATCCCAACAAGAAAGGGAGAATTTGTTTACCTTCTTATCTATCAGAATGGAACAGTTCTGCTCTAAATTCCAACTGGCAAAACCGGTTATTAGTGAGGAATATGTATCACAACTTTGTAAGAAGGTGGGAATAAATGAAACTACATTCTACAACTCTTTAGGTACATTGGGAGGTGGGAACCACTTTATAGAACTGGGGCGTGCTGAGTCAACCAATAATATATTTCTTACAATACACACCGGATCGCGGAACTTTGGTGTGAAGGTTTGCAAATACCATGCCGAAATAGCCAAATTTGACAAAAAAGCTTTTTCTAATGAAATTCAACGCTTGAAGTCCACTGTTGAACCACAATCCATGCAAGCTGAAATACAGCGTTTGAAGGAAAAATTTGCCGGGTATTCCGGGTATCTCACAAATGAAGCAATGCTTCACTATTTATGTGACATGGTGATTGCACAAGGATATGCCGCTTTCAACCGCAAGTTGATTATACAACGTATAATCAAAGCTTTGGGCTGGAACACTGCAATATCCGTTGAGACAGTCCATAACTATATCAGCTTTGATGATATGATAATCCGTAAAGGGGCTATTGCTGCATACGCCAATGATTATGTTGTGATTCCTATGAATATGGCAGACGGTATTCTTCTTTGTCGTGGTAAGGGAAACAAAGATTGGAATTATTCTGCACCCCACGGTGCCGGACGCTTATACTCCCGTTCCGAAGCTAAAGAAAGATTATCAATGGATGTATTCAAAGCCCAAATGAGCAATGTGTATTCTACTTCCGTATGTGAAGGGACATTGGATGAAAGTCCTATGGCATACAAAAATGTTCAGGAGATAAAAGAGCTTATAGAACCTACGGTAGAAATTGTTGATACAATTGTGCCCCTAATCAATATCAAAGCTGTATGATAGAAAAGACAGACTTCCCTTATACTCTTGGCGGCTATGTCGAACAGCAAAATTATAAAGGTTTCGACATAGCCGTTTCCATTCGCAGATACAAAGGAATATCAGCTTATGTCATTTCCTCGGAGAAAAGGCTGATCCGTGAAGAATCTGCCACCTTTGCCGAC